ATATAACTCTGCAAATTTAATAAATTTTGATTATAGAAAAGAAGCCAGAAATGGTGCTACTTTGTTAATTGCAGAATTAACATTTCAAGAAGTGCGTATTGCTCCAAATCCTTCGTTACCTACAGCAGCACCATCAGGTGCAAAAACAACTCCTTTAGGTCAAGTTGCCCCACTGCCAGTAACGACACCAATAGATTTTAATGGTAATCCGGTAAATTAAAATGGCGACTTATCAAATAATTCCATTAACTACTGTTGCTTCTCAATCTTTTACAGTATTGCTTGGTTCTCAACAATGCGCCATCAATGTGTATCAATTGTCCACAGGTCTTTATTGTGACATCGTAGTAAGCAATAATCCTATAGTTAGTACAATGTTGTGCCTTAATCTTGTAGGACTTGTTAGAGATGCTTATCTTGGATTTACTGGACAATTATTTTTCTTTGATACAAAAGGCACAAGTGATCCTGATTATTCAGGTTTAGGAACACGTTATCAGTTGGTTTATCAATCATGAGCTTTGCTGTTCGCCAGATAAATTTACAGTTTTCAGGATCTCAAGAAGGAACGGTTATTTTAGAAGGATTAAGATGTCAAGCAGTTATATTTAATCCTGGTGGAGATAATGCTATTGCTCAACTACAGCTTAAAGTATATGGTATGAGCTTAGAACACATGAATCAATATTCTTCTTCTGGAGCTAATCTAGTACAAGCAGATAACTATACAATAACTGTTGTTGCAGGTGATGAAGGAAATCCTTTGCTACAAGTATTTAGTGGGCATATATATAGTAGTTTTATTGATTTTTCTAGCGTTCCTGATGTATCTTTTGTTGTTTCTGCTGCTGCTGGTTATTTAGAAAAAGTAACGCCTGTTGCACCAAATAGTTATGTAGGATCTCAAAATGCAGAAGATATTATAGAAGCATTAACTAAATCGATGGGGACTTCTTGGGCATTTCAAAATTATAATAAAAATGCTCATGCAATTATTACTAATCAATATTTAAGTGGATCAGTAATACAACAAATTCAAACAATTGCTAAAGCAGCTTGTTTTCCAATTAAAATAGAAAATAATACTGTATATATTTGGCCTAATGGAAATAATGTAGATGGCGTAATAGTAGCGATTAGTCCTCAACAAGGATTAGTAGGTTATCCTGCGTATATTCCAGCAGGGTTTTCTATCAAAACACAATTTAATGCTGCGATTGCTAATGGCAGAAGAATAGATTTGACTACGACCATTCCAAAAGCAAACGGTATTTGGGACGCACATGTTATAACACATGAATTAAGTTCAGTAACTCCAGATGGACCTTGGTTTACTAATTGTATATTAAATAGAGGAGGGTCAGATTATGTCACAAGAAACTAATGCAACAATCCCTCCTTTAGTTACAGCCGATTATTCATCTGAAATTGGTAGATTACAATTTGTTATCAATAATGCTTTAGCTGGCATAAGAACAGCTATGCCTGTAAAAGTAATAGCAGTATCTAATATTGGTGGATTGTCGCCAATAGGGACGGTTAATGTACAACCTTTAGTAAGTGCAGTAGATGGAACTGGTAATTTATGGCCTCATGGGATTATTCATAATGTACCTTATATGCGTATACAAGGTGGTACAAATGGCATTATTTTAGATCCTGCTATTGGCGATATAGGTATTGCAACTGTATGTGATAGAGATATAAGCACTGTTAAAAATACAGGTAAAGTATCTGCGCCAGGCAGTTTACGAAAAACAGATATGTCCGACATGGTATATCTAATGACTATCATCGGGGCAGCACCTACACAATATGTGCAATTTAATAGTGCTGGTATTACTATAACATCGCCAACTACTGTTACAATCAATGCTACAAACATAAACATTAATGGAAAGCTTACTGTTGTTGGTGATGTTGAAACAACAGGAACATTGAAAAATAACACTAAAAATGTTGGGTCTACACATACACATAGTGGTGTAACCACAGGATCTGGAACGACAGGAGCGCCAACATAATGGCTACTATACAAAATACTTTATTATTGGATCAATCAGCGTGGGATCTTGTGCTTGATGTCAATGGTAACATTGCATTAGCTGGTACTCCTTACTCCTATGCTCAAGATGTTGCATCAGCGGTTAGGACATTTCTTGGCGAATGTTGGTACAATACAAATTTAGGGCTACCCTATTGGCAAAAAATACTTGGTGAATTGCCTCCATTAGGGTATATACAGCAACAAATAAGTGAAGAAGCTTTAACTATACCTAATATTATTAGTGCTGAAGCTACAATAGTAGCTTTTACAGATAGAGATATTCAAGGTGTTATATTAATAACTGATGCCGATAGTAACCCTGCTATTGTAGCTTTTGGAGGATAAATGAGTACAAATGTTCCATCAGTTACATGGTCTAATGGAAGTCCAGTAATACCTTCTGAACAAGCTATATTAGCTGGAGTTCAAGCTGATATAGATGCAGCGTTTGGAGGTGGAGTTAATCCATCATTGCAAACACCACAAGGTCAATTGGCTCAAACTGAAACAGCTATTATTGGGGATAAAAATAGTCAGATAGCCTACATTGCTAATCAGATTAATCCAGCAATGGCTTCTGGTGTTTGGCAAGATGCTATCGGTTATATTTATTTTTTAACCCGTATACCTGCGGCCGGTACAGTTGTTAATTGTACTTGTGTAGGTGCTGTTAATACTGTTATCCCTATTGGAGCTATTGCTCAAGACACTACAGGCTATACTTATAGTTGCACAGCCTCTGCTGTTATACCTGCAAGTGGATCGGTTACTGTTCAGTTTCAAAACCAAACACAAGGCCCATTTGCTTGTAATATTGGAACATTAACAACTATTGTTACTGCGATAGCTGGTTGGGATACCATATCTAATCCAACAGCAGGGTCAATTGGTAATTATGTTGAATCTAGGGAAGCTTTTGAAACTCGTAGACTTTTAAGCGTAGCTGGTAACGCAGTTAATTCTATTCAATCTATTTCTGGGGCAGTTCTAAGTGTTCCTAATGTTATTGACGCTTTTGTTATTGATAATCCAGAAGCTACCACCCTTTCTTACGGTAGCACTAATTATCCTATACCTGCTCATTCTGTTTTTGTTAGTGTGTCAGGTGGAAATTCTACCGAAATTGCACAAGCAATATGGAATAAAAAACCGCCTGGTTGCGGATATATAACGGCAGCAGGAGTATCTGGAAGTATCGCTGAAACAGTAGTAGTTTATGATACAAGTTATCCCGTACCTTATCCAAGTTACAATGTTACTTATTTAATACCTGCTTCCAAGCCAGTTTATTTTGCAGTGCAAATTACAAATTTATCACAATTGCCTTCTAATATTATTTCATTAGTCCAACAAGCTATTATTCAATCTTTTAATGGGGAAGATGGAGGATCAACTGCTGGCATTAATCAAACTTTAGTATCTGGTCGATATTATGCTAATGTAACTGCAATCAGTCCTTATGTAGAAATATTAAGTATTTTATTAGGATTTACGGCTATAGGCGCAACAAATACATTAGTTACATTAGGTATTGACCAAATGCCTACAATCTCGGCTTCTCAAATAGCTGTTACTTTAGTTTAAGGATATTTATGAGCGTACCTGTTATTTTTGCAAACTTAACTGGTGAAATTCCATTGTCTAATTTAGATGAGAATTTTTCCACACCGATTACGATTGGCAGCACTACATTGACATTAGGTGGAAGTATATCATCATTGCCCTCTACAGCCGGTGGTACAGGATTAACTGCCGTAGGAGCTTCTGGAAATGTTTTAACAAGTAATGGCACATCATGGGTATCTTCTCCTGCTACTGGGGGAGGTGGAGGTGGAACAGTAACTTCTGTAGGAGGCGGTGGCACTGTTAATGGTATAACATTAAGTGGTGTAGTTACTACTGCTGGAAGTTTAACTTTAGGTGGTACATTAAGCGGAGTAAGTTTAACTACTCAAGTAGCAGGAACTTTACCCATTGCTAATGGTGGTACAGGAGTAACAACTTCTACTGGGAGTGGGTCTAATGTATTAAGCACTTCACCTACTTTAGTTACACCTATTTTAGGTACGCCTACTTCTGGTACTTTAACAAGTTGTACAGGTTTACCATTAACTACAGGTGTTACAGGTACTTTACCTATTGCTAATGGCGGTACAGGTGTAACAACCACACCTGCAAATGGTGCTTTAGATATAGGCAATGGTACTGGATTTACTCGTTCTACTTTAACGGCTGGAACAGGTATAACTATTACAAATTCTGCTGGCGCTATATCTATTGCAGCTTCAGGCACAGCAGGTGTATCTACTTTTTCGGGAGGTACAACTGGACTAACGCCTACATTAGCAACAACTGGAGCAATTACTTTAGGTGGTACTTTAGCAGTTGCTAATGGCGGTACAGGTGTAACAACTTCTACTGGTACTGGAAGCACTGTATTAAGCACTTCACCAACTTTAGTAACTCCAATTCTTGGTACACCAGCATCTGGTAATTTTAGTACAGGTACATTTACTTGGCCTACATTTAACCAAAGTACAACTGGTAATGCAGCTACAGCCAGTGCTGTTCCTTATACAGGCTTAACTGGAACTGTTCCAACTTGGAATCAAAATACAACTGGTACAGCTGCTGGCTTAAGTGCAACTTTAGCAGTTGCTAACGGTGGTACAGGTGTTACGACCTCTACTGGTACAGGGTCTAATGTATTGTCTACTTCACCAACTTTAGTTACACCTATTCTAGGTACACCTTCTTCTGGAACTTTAACAAGTTGTACAGGTTTACCGTTAACTACAGGTGTTACAGGAACTCTACCTATTGCTAACGGTGGTACAGGTGTAACAACCACACCTGCAAATGGTGCTTTAGATATAGGCAATGGTACTGGATTTACAAGAACGACATTAACCGCTGGAACAGGGATTTCAATAACCAACGCAGCAGGTTCTATTACAATCAATTCTAGTTCATCATCATTTTTTACATATAAAGCAAGTGGCGGTAATGATACGACTGGAATAAACGCTCAATTAACTGCTATAAGTACAGCAGGTGGTGGAACATTGTATTTACCTGCTGGTGCTTTTACTGTATCTGGCACTTTAAATGTACCAGCAAAATGTCGTATAGTTGGGGATGGCCCAGGAGCAACAGTTATTACTGCTTCTCATAATGGCGCTGTTTTTTATTGTGCTACTAACTTTTTTTCAATTGAAAGTTTAGAAATTATTGGACCAAATAATGATGCTTATACATCTTCTTATGGTATTTCTACTACTACATTAGGTCCTACTGGCTCAGCACAAATTGGTGCTGTACAGTTTCTATTGAAAAATTTAAATCTTCAGTATTTCTATGATAACATCCATATTGTTGGTTCATCACATGGTACTTTGGAAACAATAGTAACAAAACAAGCGAGAAGATATGGTATATATGGCGCTGGGGCGCAAGGCAAATGGTCAGGTATTTCAGCGCTTACGAATATAAGTAGTGGCATATATTTAAAAGAAAATACATCAGGCATAGGTATTACAGGCGCATCACCTTTTATGATGAATATAGAAACATTTGCTAATGGTCAATATGGTATTTATATTGGACTTAATTATGGCATTATGCTTACCAGTGGTTATATAAATAATGATAGTCAAGGCGGAATATATTTTGATTCGAATTCTCTTGCTCAGATTGGAACCATAACGAATTGTATTATTCAGTATTCAGGTAATAATCCCTTTGATACAAATAGAACAGGCTCTTATGCTGGAAACAAGAATGCCCCTGGTATTTGGTTAAATACGGGTACAAATAGTTCATGTTTAACTATTACAGGTCTAGAAACATTTGCAAATGCTGGATGTGATATTAAAACACAAGCTCATGTTGTTATATCATGTTCTAGTTTTTATGGATGCGGTGGAGGGTTGCCTGCTATAACAGGATACCCGGCTGTACCTGCATCTTCAACTGATGTTTATGCTTTTAAAGACTTAGGGGGATTTAATAAAATTTCAGGATGTGATATCGCCGGTCCGGTTTACTTTTCTGGCAATTTTAATATTATGACGGGTTGTTGGATATCCAATAATAGTTCAACAATACCTACGGTGGATATAACATCGTCATCATACTATGGTAATTTTACCGCATGTACTGTGTACAATAATGTATCGGCTGGAATAGGTTTCCGTTCAGCAGCAGGCTCTAGTTATGTTATAGCTGCATTTAATGTTGTATCTGGCTCAGTATCAGCTAATGGTACTAAACAAACTCCAACTTTTTAAGATAACAAAAAATGGAGCATAATTAATTATGGCTATTTATTCCCAAGTTAATTGGAATAATAATTTTGGAGTTAATGTAAGTTGGATTAATTCTTCTAATCAAATTGTACAATGGATTTCTAATTTTTTAACAGTTAGCTCTAATTTTGATTGGACACAAACTATATTAAGCCAATATTGCTCATCTCCTACTATCAATGAGCTTTTGTCATCGTATAGTAGCGCAGTCGATCCTGCTGTTGATATTTTAAATTTTTATAATAATATTTGGAATATTCAAACTGCACAGGGACAAGGATTAGATGATTGGGGGCAAATAGTCAATGTATCACGTTACTTATTAGTTCCAGTTACTACTAATAACTTTGGATTTAAAGAAGCATTTAGAACAGGTTATGAAGCAGTTGGTCCTCAACCTTTTGGGCAGGCACCTTTTGGTTATGGAGTTCAATCTACTGATACTTTTGCTTTATCTGATAATGACTATAGAAGATTAATATTAGTTAAAGCAGCTGCTAATATATCTGACTTATCAACTCCATCTATAAACAAACTGCTACAACAATTTTATGGAACTTCCTATGATGGCTCACCATCAGGAATAGCTTATGTTATTGATAATAGAAATATGTCTATAACGTATCATTTTAATTTTATACCATCACCTGTTCAGCTTGCTATTATTGAAAGTTCAGGCGTGTTTCCAAGACCTGCTGGCGTTTCTGTCGCAGTAACTTATTAATAAGGTTAAGTCATGCAAAGTACAAATATACCAACAAAAATACCTTTACCCTTTGCATATGCAGCTGGTGGATCTTATATTGAATCAATACCTACTGCTTCTCAAATTGGCATTACCGCTGGCAGAGCTAGTTTGCATGATGGATTTCCACCATTGACTTTTCAAGCGATTAGTTTAGGCGGCGTACCTCCTCTTGGGGCTGATTTTAATGGTATTTTAAACGAAATAACAAGTATTACCCAATGGCAACAAGCTGGGGGAATGTTTGCTTATGACGCTTCTTTTTCATCAACTATTGGTGGTTATCCAAAAGGCGCTGTCTTACAAAAAGCAAATTTATCTGGAATGTGGTTAAGCACCGTAGAAAACAATACTACCAATCCTGATACAGGTGGCGCTGGGTGGATTTCTGCAAATGTTCAAAGTTTTAATACTCGAACAGGCGCTGTTACTTTAACATCTGCTGATGTAACTACCGCATTAACTTATACACCAGTTAATCCTAATGAATTTCCTAATTCTTTAACAACTAATGGTTATCAGAAATTACCTGGTGGTTTAATAATTCAATGGGGATCTACTGGGACATCAAGCGGAACTACAACTGTAACTTTTCCTATACCTTTTTTAATTGTAGCATCAGTAACGGCAACTATATCTAATGCTAGTTCAATTGGATCATTTGGAGTTATTGAAACAGGTAATATAACTACAACAACATGTACTTTTTGGTCAGCGCAATTTGGAACTGCTAGTACCGGCCCAGCTAACGGTAGTTACAGTTTTAAATGGATGGCTATAGGAAGTTAGCAGATGAAAATAGATTGGAGTGAAGCATCTACTAAACGTGGTATTATTTGGTTAATTACTGCTGTTGTAGGCTCGATTTTTATATTCTTAGGCAAACCTATAGATCAATTATTATTATTGGCTACAGGCGTTGCTGGTGGACTTGGTGTACTTTTAAAAGATTAATATGCCCTACTTATTTGTCGCCATTATTATTGCAAGTTTTGCTTCCGGTTATGGGTTTTCTTATAAAGTATCGCAACTGGAAATTAAAGAAATGGCAGATAGTATTGCCACGCAAAATCAAGAAGCAGAAGCACTGCTTGCTACCTTAACTGAAGAAGCTAAAAAAGCCAATGCAAAGGCTCTACAGCTTAATAAAGATTTAGAGGATGCCAATGTATCAGCGATCAATGCACTCAATAGTCAACGTGATTCTTTTAAGTCTGTGCGGATGTACGACAACGGCAGGAAAAGTAGTCGTTGCACCACAGCCAAAGTTGGTGATTCCACAGGATCTGTTGACCCATCCGATGATGGGCGACTTTCAGAAGAATTTAGCACATTTCTCAAG